ACAAGCAATTTATATCAAGTACGGCGAGTACAATGTTAGTAGAAATAACAAATTTATTTCTTGCGGTAATGACGGCAGCTCAGATGATCAGCCAGTATACAGTGTAATTAGATTTGGATATCAAGACGACAACGATTATGTAGTCGGAAACGAATCAATAGGCGACTATTTTTCAAGAACAGCAGTGCTTGCTTATTCTCCAAATGTAATGGCAGGTGCAGGCAGAGTAGCATACATTCCTGAAGTTGAAGGACCTTCTACATACGAGTGGGGCTTTGAACACGAACTAACAGTTTTATCAGGCAATGCAACAAAATTATTTAGACTACCAAATATAAACAATCCTGGCTTTGAAATAAAATATACAATAATAAGCCCCCAATCAAACACTTTACGTACAGGAACATTAACTATTATGTCCAATGGTAGAACTAGTGGACCGGACAATACTCCACGAGCAGAAGTTTCAGACGAATACCATTACGTTGGTTCAACAAATGAACTTGACAGCATTTATTTTGATGCTATACTAGATGATATAGACGGTGACGGCTATAGAGAAACAGTACTAGTCCGTAGTTGGAGCAGTATGCCCCAGTCGGATGCATCGAGAATAAAGTTTAAAGTTGAAACAAGACAGACTACAATTACTTAATGTTTGATAAAACTTACGAAATACGTCTTGCACTCTGGCGAGACTTTAGAAATAGCTTGGAACAAGCTGATGATCCATTTAGGACAGTTCTCGAGCTATACAATAAATCTCCACACGTAAATTTTCATACTGATCCCTGGACACAATCCATGTGGCCAGACCCTTGGGAACTTATAAACGAGAATCAATATGATAGCTTTTGTCGTGTACTAGGAATGTGTTATTCCCTACAGTTAACTGAACGCTTTAAGGAGTCAGATTTCGAGATACATATCAGTACAGATAAGAAAAATTCTCTAACATGTTACCTTCTTATAGTAGATAATGTTGTAGTAAACTGGGAAGACGACTCCCAAATATCAAAGTCTGAGTTACCCGATACCTTAGTATCACAAACAATATACACGATGCCTAGTCTGCAATAAATATTCGACTAAGCAAATTTAAATTTTTAAAAGAGGAAACAAAGAATGTCAAACGGAATCATGATTGTCAAACGAAATGGTAATCGTGAGCAACTGAACATTGACAAGATTCACAAAGTAGTCGAACATGCTTGTGAAGGTCTTGCTGGTGTGTCAAGCTCACTTATTGAAATGAATGCTAATATACAGTTTTATGATGGCATGAGCACAGACGAAATACAAGAGATACTAGTCCGTTCAGCAAACGACTTAATTTCTTTAGATGCTCCTAATTACCAGTTCGCGGCAGCAAGATTATTATCATACGGATTATATAAACAAGTATTTGGACAGTTTGAATCTGTATCATTTATTGATATTATCAAATCAAATATTGAACGTAAAGTTTATGATCCTTCGATTCTTGACTTTTATACCGAAGAAGAAATTGCTCGTATGGACACTTATATTCATCACAAGCGCGACGAAAACTTTACCTATGCAGGTATACGACAAGTAGTAGACAAGTATCTTGTACAGGATCGCTCATCGGGCGAAATCTTCGAGACTCCCCAGTTTATGTATATGATGATTGCAGCAACGCTATTTCATAACTATCCAAAAGAAACTCGTATGCACTACGTTAGGAGATACTACGATGCGACCTCACTTTTTAAAGTCAATATCCCAACGCCAGTCATGGCTGGAGTCAGAACACCTGTGCGCCAATTTGCTAGTTGCGTCCTCGTTGATAGCGATGACACCCTTGATAGTATCTTCGCTAGCGATATGGCGATTGGTAGATACACTGCACAGCGAGCAGGTATCGGCATCAATGCAGGCCGTATCAGAGGCGTCAACGCAAAAATCAGAGGCGGAGAAGTAGCACACACAGGTATTGTCCCGTTTCTTAAGAAGTTTGAAAGCACAGTGCGTTGCTGTACACAGAATGGTGTACGCGGCGGTAGTGCTACAACACACTTCCCGTTTTGGCATCAAGAGATCGAAGACATCCTTGTGCTAAAGAACAACAAAGGCACAGAAGACAACCGTGTGCGCAAGCTAGACTACAGCATCCAGCTAAACAAAACTATGTATGAAAGACTACTAACTGGTGGCGATATTACTCTTTTCTCGCCGCATGATGTTCCTGGTCTATACGAAGCATACTTTGGCGATGCAGACAAATTTAAAGAACTATACGAGCAATACGAGCGCAAAACAAGTATAAAGAAAAAGAAAGTACCTGCAATGGAGTTGTTTAGTGCGTTAGTTAAAGAACGTGCTGAAACTGGACGTATCTACATTATGAATGTAGACCATGCTAACACTCACAGTTCATTCAAAGACACTGTTTACATGAGTAACCTATGTCAAGAGATTACATTGCCAACTAAACCATTACAACACATTGATGATCCAGACGGTGAAATTGCTCTGTGTATTCTTAGTGCTATTAACGTAGGTACTATTAAAGGTCTAGACGACTTAGAAGAACTGTGTGACCTTGCAGTACGTGCGCTAGAAGAAATTATTGACTATCAGCGTTATCCGATTAAGGCAGCAGAAATTTCAACTAAAGCTCGTCGTTCACTAGGTGTAGGTTATATCGGCTTAGCACACTATCTAGCCAAGCACAAAGTACAATACAGCGATGCGCAGTCTTGGAAACTAGTACATGACCTAACAGAAGCATTCCAATACTATTTGCTTAAAGCATCTAATACACTTGCTAAAGAGCGTGGTGCATGCGAGTACTTTAGCCGCACTAAATACTCAGATGGCATTATGCCTATTGACACTTACAAGAAAGATGTTGATAACATTGTAGCAAATGAGTTGAATTATGATTGGGATAGTTTACGATCTGACATTAAGGAGCACGGCCTCAGGCATTCAACGTTGTCCGCACAGATGCCTTCGGAGAGCAGTTCCGTTGTGTCGAACGCAACAAACGGAATTGAGCCACCTAGAGGCTATTTGTCCGTTAAGAAGTCAAAGAAAGGGCCTCTTAAGCAGATTGTTCCACAATATCAAACTCTAAAGAATCATTATAGTTTGCTATGGGATATGCCCAGCAACGAAGGTTACATCAACATTGTAGCAGTGATGCAGAAGTTCTTTGACCAAGCTATTAGTGGTAACTGGAGTTACAATCCAACTCACTATCCAGACAATGAAGTACCAATGAGTGTTATGATCCAAGACTTGTTAAACACTTATAAGTATGGATGGAAGACAAGTTACTATCAAAACACTTATGATTATAAAACTGATCCAAGTGAATTAGAAGAAGACAAACCAGAACAAGCACTAGCACTAGGTGAGCTAGAGGGCGATGAAGCTGATTGCGATGCATGTGCAATTTAAGGTTGACATGCATTACAATCGAATATATTATAGACTAGTAAGATAAGGAAGTTAGAATGTCAAAGACAGTATTCAATAAAGAAAAAGTAGACTTTACTAAACAAAACATGTTCTTCGGAGCAGATCAAAACACACAGCGTTACGACACGTTTAAGTTTCCTGTGTTCGATAAACTTAACCAAACTATGCTTGGTTACTTTTGGCGTCCAGAGGAAGTAAGTCTGCAGAAAGACCGTGCTGACTTTGCCAACTTCCGTCCAGAGCAGAAACACATCTTTACTGCTAACCTAAAGTATCAAACACTGCTAGACAGTGTACAAGGACGTGGTCCATGCCTAGCGTTTTTGCCGCATGTTTCACTTCCTGAACTGGAAGGGTGTATTGTTACTTGGGACTTCTTTGAAACAATCCACTCGCGTTCATATACACATATTATGAAGAATGTGTATGCTGATCCAAGTGAAGTGTTTGATACAATTCTAGACGATGAAAAGATCATTGCTCGTGCAACAAGTGTTACCAAACACTATGATGCATTTACAGAAGCAGCAGACGCTTATAATCACAGAGGCGAAGGTAGCCTACGTGACGTTAAGAAGAAAATGTATCTTGCAATGATGACTGTAAACATTCTAGAAGGCTTGCGCTTCTACGTATCATTTGCATGTACGTTTGGTTTTGGTGAACTCAAACTAATGGAAGGTTCTGCAAAGATTATTTCCTTGATTGCTCGTGATGAAGCACAGCACTTGGCACTCAGCACACACGTATTGAAGTTGTGGGCACAAGGCAAAGACGATCCAGAGATGGCAAGTATTGCTAAAGAGTGCGAAGAAGAAGTGTATGAACTGTGGCGCGAATGTGTTGCAGAAGAAAAGGACTGGGCAGAGTATCTGTTCAAAGATGGTTCGATGATTGGACTCAATACACAATTGCTTAACCAATATGTAGAGTACATTGCTAACCGTCGACTAAAAGCACTAGGATTGACTGCAATCTTTGATGCACCAGTAAACACTAACCCGCTACCGTGGACACAGCATTGGCTATCAAGCTCAGGCTTGCAAGTTGCGCCGCAAGAGACAGAAGTCGAATCGTATGTAATCGGTGGCATTAAACAAGACGTGTCATCAGACAGTCTAAAAGGATTCAGTCTATGATTGAAATTTATGGAAAGCCAGCATGTCCATATTGCGAGCAAGCAAAGCATCTTTGCGAAACTCGCGGTTTGGAATACACATACAAGTCACTTGGCACTGACTATACAAAAGAAGAACTCCTTGAGAGTTTTCCAGGCGCTCGCACAGTTCCGCAGATTCGTATTAACGGATCTATAGTTGGCGGGTTTAATAATCTAGCTCAGTATTTAGAAGAAACTGGGTACACAGGCACAGGACATACATTATAATGTTAATCGAAACACCATACAAAGTTGGAGATACTGTATCATTTAAATTGTCTTCAGGCGAAGAAATTTTAGGTCGCCTCGAGGCAGAAGATGATAACACATTTACGTTGAACAAACCAATGGTACTTATTATGCAACAAGAAGGGCTAGGTCTTGCACCGTTTATGTTTAGTGTATCACCTGATTCTAAGTTTGTACTTAGAGCATCATCAGTTAGCTGTTTAGCAAAAACACAAGACGAAATAGGCAAACAATATACTGCACAAACAAGCGGTATATTAACATAAGGAGAAAAGGCATGTCACATCACGATGATATCGTACAAGCATTTAACAACTACTTAACAGAAGCAACAGCTTTTGAAGAAAAAGGTGTTAAGGCAGCGGCTGCAAGAGCTCGCAAGGCACTTGGTGATCTAGGCAAACTTACTAAAGATCGCCGCAAAGAAATCCAAGATAAAAAGAACGCAATGTAAATGATTACACTAACACCGGCAGCAAATCATCAAGTAAGCAATCTTTGCAAAGAACACAATTGCTATGCAATTACACTAAATGTCAAAGGCGGCGGCTGTGCTGGCTTTGAATATGAGTGGGGAACTGCTCAAGTAGAAGAAATTACTAAAGACGATTTTGTAGTCGAGTGCGACCTAGGCACATTTGTAGTAGGCGCACACAGTCAAATGTTTTTATTAGGATCGATTATAGATTATAAAAAAGATATCATCGGTTCTACATTTGATATTCAAAATCCAAATGCACAAAGCGCATGTGGCTGCGGAGTTAGTGTAAATTTTGATGGAATGTTTTAATGAATTGTAATCAAGGTGATCTAGCACACATTGTTTTTTCTGTACGTCCAGAAAATGTTGGACGTATAGTTAAGGTGGCAGAATATATTGGTAAGTTTAATGAAGGAGATATGTTCGCCTTCAGAGGAATGAAATGTCAAGCACTTATTAGTGATCACTTTTGGTGGATTGAAGCAGATGACCTAAGCATACAATTAGGTCCAAGCCCAAGAGCATATATTGCAGATTCATGGTTGCGACCTATTAAGCCGCCAAAAGAAAAACTTGATGATAAAATGTCAGAAGACATAGAAGACAGAAAGTTTGCTATGGATATGATTTTAGGTTGACAATCACCTAATACTAGTGTATAAATAATATTGTAACGTTGAAGCAATTTGACTACGGAGCAGACCGCGGGGCAGTACCGCGCATCTCCACCATGAACACACTGGACTTGTAAAAGGTTCAAGCAATGGTCGTAAAAACCAGCGTGTTACTGATTAATCAGTGTGTTCATGATGGGGATGAACTAGGATCGATGCACGGAATAGATGAGTGGAGTTACCGGGATGTAAGCGCCGTTACCGCGAACAAACTTTATAATTGCAAACGCAAATATAGCATTAGCAGCCTAAGGGCAGCTACGGGGTAGTTAGACCCTGTTACCAAACATAGCACTAAGAGTGTTGCAGCAATGTAACACTCTTTTTCTTTTTCTAGCAAACTACACTCACTACTGAACAAGAATAGCTCTTGTTATTATAACTATTATGTGAGCAATAAAACACACCTCGCTCAATTCAAATAAGAAAAACAAAAGGAATATTCAAATGCGTACATTCGTACTAGCAATGGTAGCCGCAATGGCTGCAACATCGGCAACAGCAATGGACTTGCCAATCAACGGACTATCACTAAACACAGATGTAGTTCTAGAGCACAAATTAGATGCATCAACAACACAGCTTGACCTAGCACCAGAGCTAGAGTTTGCACCTAGTGCAGTAGCAGGCTTGGCACTAACAGCAGGCATGAACATCGACGTATGGGATAACACAAACCAGTTTACACTAGACACAGAGTTTGACGTAATGCCAACAATCGATTTTGGTGCAACATATCAGGCAATGGACAACCTAGAACTAGAACTAGGCACAGCATACAACTTTGAAACAAAAGAGCGTTCAGAAATTACTTTCACAAGTACCTTTAACTTCTAAACTACGGGGACAGGCTTTACGCCGTTCGAACTAAAAGCAACCTTCGGGTTGCTTTTTTCTTGACTAAATATTCGTGAAGGGAGAGTGCAATGGATCCATTTACAATTGCACTAGGGCTATCTTTACACCTAGGGTTTGAAAACAAATACAACAGCATACATCCACACGTAAGATACAACAACGAACATTTTATCGCAGGTGCATACTACAACAGTGAATACACTCTAAGCACATACATAGGCAAGCGTTGGGAGTACAACGACTTTGGCTTAGAAGCAGGCGCAGTAACAGGATACAGCGATGCAGTTATCCCTTATGCAAGGGCAACATACAAAGACTTCTTTGCGGCACCTGTAGTAGAAAACAAACGCACAGTTGGCATTGTGTTAGGATACGAAATTAAACACTAATATTACATAAATAAAAATAGTACATAACTAAGAGGGATGTTTTATGTGGGCATTTGACGTAGAAAACATCACCAAGGGCATAGGAGTAGTAACTGCTACATTTGCATTGATTGGTGGGGGTTACACTTTATGGGACAAATTAGAAAGTAAGGACATACTTACTTGGGCACCAGAGTATTTTAACATAGCACCATACGAAGGTGCTTATAAAGTTACTGTGGCTAGAGAGAAACACAGAGATGATTGCACAGTCACAGACTTTACACTAACTGTTAGAGACAGCGAAAACATTGTTCATCAAGCATCAAGCAGTATTGGCAAGTTTATGGGACCAGCAAGTGATACTGTTGATACGTTTGCATTTAAGATGCAGATTGAATCAGATCAACCAGTAGCACTAGGAATGGCAACGCTGATTGCTTATATCGATTATGCCTGTCCTGAGGGAAATGTTGCAGTAACATATCCTAAACACAAAAATTTAAAATTTAATATAGAATAGCATTTAAAGGAGAGGGCTAAAATGCAAACACAAAACGAATATGACGTAGTATTACTTAAATGCGTAGACGGAGACACCGTTGACGTAGACATCGACCTAGGCTTCGGCATATGGTTAAGAGATGAGCGTGTTCGCATCATGGGCATTGACACACCAGAGTCACGCACAAGCGACAAGGTAGAAAAAGTATTTGGTACAGCAGCTAAAAATAGATTGAAAGAACTATTGGAAAATGGCGGCAAGCTAATTACTACTGAAGACAAGAGTGGCGAAGATATGAAGGGCAAGTTTGGTCGTATCCTAGGAGACTTCCGTGCTCCAGACGGCAAACTAGTTACAGACATAATGATTGAAGAAGGACATTGTGTTCCTTACTTCGGCGGATCAAAAGAAGAAATACAAGCCAAGCACATGGTCAACAGACAGAAGCTATTGCGCGAAGGTGTTGTAAGTCAAGAAGATTATGACGAAGCTGTTAAACTAATGGAAGGCAAATAAATGGAAGCAGATACAGCAAGAGTTGGCATAGAGTTTATATATAACATGCGACATCATGTAGTTGATGTGTTGGTTACAACTGTATGGGCTCTTGGTGTATATGCAGCATATCTTTGGTTAAACAAAAAAATAAAATAGGAGACATACAATGTCAGATCAAGTAGAGAATAAAGACGAAGACAAGAACGAAGGTCCTGAAGCAAGCGTAAGCAATGATTTTACCGCAGGGTCTGACATTGACAATCCACAAGCAAGTGTAGAAGTAGGCGCTGATGCAAGTGCTGAAACTACAGTAGGTGGTGTTGACTTAGAAGCACACGCTGGTGCTGAAGCACATGCAAGTGCAGGCACAGAAGTTACAGATACAACAGCCGCAGCAAGTGCAGAAGCAGGAGTTAGTGCAGAAGCTGGCGCAAGTGCTACCTACGGTGATACCACTGTTGAAGCAGGCGCAAGTGCAGAAGCACACGCCGAAGCAGGTGCTCAAGCAGGTGTAAGTGGCGGCAATGCATACGCACAAGCTGGTGCAGAAGTCGGCGCAAGTGCAGAAGCACACACTAGCGTAAGCCAACAAGTGGGTGACGTAACAATTAAGAACGAATCATCAGTACATGCAGAAGCAGGCGCTCATGTAGGCGCTGATGCGCAAGTTGGTAAAGATGGTGTTGCAGGACATGCAGGCGCACATGCTGGCGCAAGTGTTGGTGTAGACAACACAACTAGTGCATACGACAGTAACGGCAATGGCGGATCAGCTACTGGTGGTGTTAGCGTTGGCGTACAAGCAGGAGCAGAAGTAGGCGGCGGAGCAACTATGGATCACGGTGTTGCTACTGTTGGTGTAAGTGGTGAAGTTGAATTGTTGGTAGGTGTTGACGTTGACCTAAGTGTTAGTGTAGATACAAAGCCAGCACAAGAGTTTGCAGAAGACACGGGCAATGCAGTAGCAAATACTGTAACCAAAGATGCAAACACTGTAGCTAAAGAAACTACAAAAGCAGTTGACAAAGGTGTTGATGTTGCTAAAGACACAGGTAAAGCAGTAAACGATGGTGCTAAGAAAGCAGGCGATGCTATCTCAAAACCATTTAAAAAAGTTAAAAAGCCAAAATGGATGTAAATTAATCGGTTGACAACCTAACTAACTCCTGTTATAGTTATAGCATAAAGTAACTAAGCAGGAGTTTTTTATGACTATGTCACTGGCTAGAGGCCTAAGCACAATTAGTACTAAAAAGCGCAAGCCCAAGAAACTAACCCAAAAAGACATGGACCGTCTACAAACAGAATGGCGCCAATACAACAAACGTATGCGCCGCAACAATAACCACAGCCTACAGTTTGAACAATTCGAAGACTATGTTGCATACACTCGTGGGCAGTATAAGCCAAAGCGCAAATTAGAAAAGGAGTTCAAAGAATA